GCTCTAATTTTTTATCTTCAAGTTGATTTTCTGTAACAGGTGGGTCTCCTAATTCTATGTCTCTGTAAAAACCATTTACTTGTTGTTTTCTTAATTCGTTTTCAGAAATTTTAATAACGTGGATAACTGCTTCCGCATCTTCTAAAGAGTTTGCAGAATAAGGTACAATTAAATCATCTGCGGGTACAAATTTAGAAACCGCCCTACCTAAAAGAGAGTCATAATAAACTTTCTTAAAGGTAGATCCGGATAGAGGGAGGTAGAAAAGCATTTGATCAAACTCGGGTTCATATTCTTTCATCTGATCCATAATTTGATAATTCATAAAATCTTTTACACGTTTAGATTGTTCTTCTTTAGCAACATCAACAGCTCCCATAATTTGAGTTCTAACGGGACCATCTGATGGTAATAATTCTTTGTAAGCTTGTGCTTGAAATTGTGTAACCGCTTCAGCAAGTACAGGATGATTAACACCTGATGCACCTCTGAAAGGTTCTGTTCTTCTTTCGTATTTAAATCCTAAAAGATCTAAACCGTTTCTGTAAGTATCTTCCCAATCACCTCTGGATTCTTTGTATTCGTTGTAATGATCCACCATTTTATTTCCTAATGGTGATAAAATTTCTTCACCTAAAAAGTCTGCTAGGTTTTCAAAATGGTCTTGGCCACCTTCTTCTGTTATAGCTCTAGGGTCAAATGCAATTTCTGCACCACCCTCTTCATCCATTGTAACTTCAACATTACCTTGTTGATTTTTCTTTTCAATGATCTCATCTCTCTCTTGAATTAATTCCTCTTGCTTTGGAACTTCAACAACTGTTTCGGTAACGTTTGGAACTGGTTTATCTATTGCCATTATATTTTCTCTTTAATTGTTATTGATTCAACACCTTCTTCTACTATCTTACCAGGTGCTTTTGCTTTTGTCAATTTGGGTTCACCTACTTTGACTTCCATAGGATTCTCAAGATCCCATTGTAGTAACTCTGCTTGAGTAGCTTTTTCACCGGTTTCGATGTTTACAAAGCCTATCATATTGTCATATTTTATATTTAACATTATCTTTTCCTCTTGAACATCGTAGCGAGGCCAACGGATCCACCGTCCTTTAAATCATAACTTAAAGAGTCTGTTGCAAAATCTCCTCTTTGATTAGCTGTTGTTGCTCCTACATCACCTTTACCTGTATAAGATCCACCTGGTCCTAAATTTAAAGATTCATCTCTTCCACCACCAGATCCATAATCTATATATCCCATTTTATCTATTTCTCTTTGTGCAGCCGCTAATGCTTTTTCTTTTTCAATTCTTTCAAGTTCTTTTAATCCAAGTTCTTTTGAATTTAAAATTATTCCTTTAGCAAGATTAATATTTCGAAGATCTCTTACTAAATTAGTTTGTTTACCCATTGTTTTATTAAAACCTTTATTTCCTTTATAAGTTCCATCAATGATGTCTTCAATTTCTTCTACAGTGAAACCATATTTATCAGTTAAGGTTTGAGTAATACTATCTGTTCTTTTATCAAAAGTATCTGCATCCATTTGATTTAAATTATATCCAGACATAACACCACCAACAGTTCCGTAGTCACCTTGTATTCTGCCTATGTTATCAACTCCTATACCTAGGTTAGCTGCAATGTTTTCATTAATAGCTCTTTGATTAGTTGGTAATATACTATTAAGTCCTGAAGCTAACATTTTTGCACCACCCATAAGAGGAGCCTTTGCAAAGGTAAGTGCAGTGCCTAATGTATTTGCAAATTTATTATTTGTTAATTGATCTACTGCTCCAGTAAACATTGAACCTATTTTTGTACCACCAATTTTATTTTTAATATTTTCCATTATACCTGGTTGATATACGCCTACTTGATTACTTGTGTCAGTTGGCATATCACCATAGTAAGCACCACTTAAAGATGCTTCATTTGCAAACGGATCATTAATGCCCATTGATGTTAATTGTTGATTTCTTTGTAATGCTTCAAACGCTGGCATCACACTTGGATCTTGTCTAAAAGATTGTAATGTATTTGAATTATTTCCACCATCTCCACCTTGATTAATTATATTTTTTGTTGTGTTAGTAAGAGGTGTATCTGATGCTGGTGTTGAACCTGATCCATATAAACCTTGAGCTGATAATGCATCAGCAATCTGTTGGTCTGTAAAACCATAACTGTTCATAGAATTGTAAATAGATAATGCTTGTCCTGTTAACGGATCGCCGCCCATAAATAATCCAACTCGACCGCCGTCTGCAAATCTTTGATTATAAGTTACTAATCCTAAATCATTTATTGCTTCATCTTGTGAAGTATATTTTTTTCCACTTATAGGATCAGTTAAATAATAAGATTCTTCTTGAGCTTTTTGAGCTGCTAAAACTCTATCTCTAATAGCATTTTGTTCAGCAAGACTTTTCATTGAACCATCCGCCATATTAGGTAGCATTTGAGATTCAAGCATTCCAGTTAATGAATCTGTTGGAGGTGCATAAGATGTAGTGTTTAACATTTGATTAGCCATTGCATCTAAAATTTTATCTCTATCAGCACTTCGATAATACATCATAGCATCTGGATTAGTACCACTACCACTTCGACCAAATGTATTTGGTCCTATTCCTGTAACATTTTGATTTTTAAAAAAAGTATTATAAATATTTTCAATGCCTCTTGCTTGAGGTTTAGCTCTTGCAGCTTCATTTAACATTTGAGCTGCTTGGTTTCTTGCGTATCTTCTAGCGTCTGCTTGTTGTTGGCCAGTTGTTCCTGCACTTACACTTTGTAAAGCGTTTGTATAATCTTGAGTTGTGGCTCTTGAATCAAAAGTTCGTCCACCTGTTTGATATTCTTCTCTCTTGGGTTCAAATAAAACTTCTATGCCAATCGATCCGCCGTCCGCTTTGTAATCTACACCACCCATTCGATCAATGTATTGTGTTAACGTTTCTCCCGGCTCTACTAAAATTCCGTTTTCGTAATCGTCTATAAGTTGTGCATAACTGTTATCAGCCATTAATAGTATTCCCTATCTATTCGCGGTAATGGGTCTTCTTTATAATCATCAGGCAAGCTTACAAAACCTCCCTGTCTAAAACGCATTATCGCTTGTGTTGTACTGTCCACCAAATCATCGTGATCTCCATAAGGAAATGATGCACACTCTTCTACCACTTCTTCTGCGAACTCTTCGTCCGGCGCCCAAATCATCCCTGACTCAAATAAGGGAGCGACAGCGTTAACCCTAGAATGTTTATCTTGACCTTTACTAGGATTGAAATTTATAACAGGTATCCCCATTTTTCGCAACTCATAAGTTAAAGGCATTCCAGAGGCTTTACCCTCAATAATAATTGTATCAGGATTCCAATACTTATATTGTTCGAAAGCTTCTTTACGAAGTTCTGGAAATTCCAATCTTTCCTTAAATGCATCTAGTAATATTAGATTAGCAGGAGAATCCTCATCGGGATAAAATACGCCCCACGTTGTAATAGCAGAATAGTCTGCTGTTTCTTTTTTAGAAAAGGCGGTGTCATAACTTTGAATGATATGTTGTAAAGTTGGAATATTAGGTTTATCCCAAACTTTCCACCACTCACGTTTAATTAATGATCCTTCTTCTGATGTTGGGTTTTGCATCCATTGTGCATTCCACTTTCCAACAGAGATAGAAGCTTTAACTCCTTCAAGTTCATCTTTCTTCCAATATTCTGGCCATACAGGTTTACCTGATGGTAGAATTGCTGGAAACTCAATGATCTCCCATTTGTCTGCTTTCAAATTTTTTTGTGCATTAATAAGTTTAGAAGTTAGATCTTTGGTACTCCATCTTGTCATAACTAAAACAATTGCTCCACCTGGCTGCAAACGTTGTCTTGGCCCTGATGTATACCATTCGTAAGCACGATCCAGCGCTTCGGGATTCATTGCATCTTGCTCCGAGTGTGGATCATCGATGATAAGTAAATCCGCTCCACGGCCCGTTATCGCCGATCCAACACCGGCTGCGTAGTATTCACCACCTTGTTCTGTTTCCC